TTTCAGTTCACTCCGTAAATGGGGTGATATTGATGGTACGTTTGATCAAGGGAAACCTCTTCTTCGTTTATACAAAGATAGAGATCCTAGATACAAATTTTCATGTTTTGATTTATCATCAGCAACTGATAGATTACCTATAACCCTACAAGTAGATATTCTAAATGCATTAGGCGTTAGAGGAGACTTGTGGTCCGATTTATTGGATTTCCAATGGGCTATTTCAGGTGATTTATTTAAACTTAGTGATAAGTTTATAATCAATCAAATGAAAGGTATTCCTCATAATATCCTCTGGAAAGAGGCTTTTGTGAAATACTCTGTTGGTCAACCTATGGGTGCCTACTCGAGTTGGGGAATGTTGGCTGTAACACATCATGTTATAGTACAAATTGCTGCAATAAGAGCTGGCTTCAGTGTAAACACTTTTAGACAGTATTGCGTGCTCGGTGATGATATCGTTATTAATAATGATAAAGTTGCCGCTCACTACCAAGAACTGATGCAAACACTAGGTGTAGGTATCAATCCTAGCAAGTCAATTATATCTTATGATGTAGTTGAATTTGCGAAACGTTGGCTTACACCTTATGGTGAGATTTCTCCTTTAGGTCCAGGTAATATCCTGAACTGTAGAAGGAATCCCGGAGCATTAGGTAGTCTATTATATGAAGCACACCAAAAAGGTTATTTCGATACATCTGGCCATGTGTTAAATCTATTGCCTAATATGCCAGGAACTTATTCCTCGCATATGGCTTTAGCTTTAAATACAATGTTCGGCTTAACTGGATGCTTTCATCCCACAGGCCAACTAGACACTTCTGTGTTGAGTTGGTGTTCCTATGGTGAGATGCGCGATCCATTACTTATACGTTATTCATTTTATAATGGTTTGTTACAAACCCTTATAACTGAGTTACGTGATAAAGTGCGAACAAATCGATTATTAGAAGAGCAGTTCTTAAGATCTGCTCATCGTATAACCGGTGTTAAAAGCAAAGCTCTTAGATTAATTGAGCTGTTGTCTTTACCATTAAACCCTGGATTTTATCTATACCTCATCTCTGTTGTTAAAACAGAGTCTGAGATATTAGAAGAAACTACTTTTCTATTCCAAAATAGAGAAGGTAGTTGGGATGATATTAAGATGATTGCAGATCGAAGCCCTCAGATTGTTCCTGCGCTCCTTGATTGGGGTTCACGGAACAACCGGACAGCTGCCAAAGATTTTGGTAAATTCTATCGTAAGTTGGATTATGCAATTATGCAAACCCACCGAGATTTAATTCCAATGACCGGGGCAGACGGGAC